CTATCTTAATCGAGAACAACAAGTACGGTATCGCAAGATACTTTGAGGCAAGAGGTTACGATGGATACCTAATGGCAAGGCCTCAACACTTGAGCTCGGCTAATGCCAAAGTCAATGTAAAAACCAAAGGTATTCCTTCTAACTCTCAGGATGTCATCCAAGCTCATGCCCATGCCATCGAAGCTTATGTGCATGATCACGTTGGAATGAATAGGGATAGCGGTGAGTATGGGAAGATGTATTTTAACAGGACCCTTGAAGATTGGATAGGGTTTAAGATCAACGACAGAACAAAATTTGACCTTACCATTAGTGCAGGCTTGGCTCTTCTTGCTGCTCAAAAATCCAAGATCAAAAAGAAAGAGGTAAAATTCGATGAGAAGAAATTCTTTAGGAGATACAAGCCAATAGGCTAACAATCAGAATATTTCTATATTTGCAAAAATGCAGATGCCCTGATGTACAACAATAAGAACAGGCAGAACAAAAACTTTCCAGATCCGCTAGCGCCACAAGAAGTAAAGGAGGGCAAGAAGTATGGTCTGAAGTATGCCAAATCCATAGAGAACCAGTGGGGGAAGACGCAGGACACTGGGTCTATGTATCGCAGAAGAAACAAAATCTTTGAGCGAAATAGAGACTACGCTAACGGTACTCAGGACACTACAATATACAAGCGCATATTGACTTCCATGGACCCTAACAGTTCAGACGGAAGCCTTGTCAATCTCGACTACACCCCTGTTCCTATCCTGCCTAAGTTTGCTAGAATCGTAGCAAACAAGATTTTGTCCAGGGACCCCTACCCAAACCTTGAAGCCATTGACCCTATCTCCTCTTCAGAGAAGAACAAGGAGAAGCAGAGAATTAAGACTCAGGTTCAGATCAAGGAGGACCTGGCTCAACTCAAGGAAGAAACAGGTGGATTGATTCTGGACAAAGATCCAGACATGTTGCCAGACTCTTTGGAGGAGGCTGAAATCTTCTTGGATACAAACCTCAAGACAGATGCTGAGATTGCAGCGCAGATAGGTACAAACCTTACGCTGTCATGGAACAACTTCAACGACGACATATTTAGACGTTGTGTCAACGACTTGGTTGCTTGCGGGATGGCTGTGGTTAAGAGAAGCAACGATCCCAACTACGGAATCAAGACCGAGTATGTAGACCCAACTAGATTCGTACACAGCTACACTGAGGATCCAGGGATGAATGACCTCAGCTATGCGGGCCACATTAAGAGAATCTCTATCTCAGAGCTCAAGCGCCTTGCTGGAGATCAGTTCAATGAGGAGGACTATGAAAAGATGGCTCAAGGTGCCTCAGGCACGAACGGAAACGATTCTAGCAAGCTTAACTACCAGTATTTCGATGATTACTTGAAGCGTAACGTATACGGTTACGATGAGTACATGATTGACGTTTTGGACTTTGAGTTCCTTTCTGTCGATTGCATGTTCTTTGAGGACAAAGAAAACAGGTACGGCAACAGACTATTCTTCTACGAAGGGTTTGATTACAAGAAGGGGAAAGAAAGCATTTACGACAGACAGCCTAGAGACATGAACATTGTCACCGTTTACGGTGGCAGCTACATCTTGGGTACAAACTTCTTGTTTGACTATGGCATGAAAAAGAACATGCCTAGGAACATCCACGACATCACTAGGGCTAGGCTCTCTTACTCTGCCATTTCTACGAACATCCGCAGGATGATTCCTAAGTCCATGGTGGATAGCTGCGTAGGTTTTGCAGACATGCTTCAGATTACACACCTGAAGATTCAGCAGGCTATTGCAAAGGCTAAGCCAGATGGTCTTATTATTGACATCGAAGGATTGGAGAATGTACAGCTCGGCAAGGGCGGAGAGTTGCAGCCTCTTGAGCTTCATGACATCTACGAACAAACTGGTGTCTTTTACTACAGAAGCAAAGATCCTGAAGGAGGGTTCCAGAACCCACCTATCAGAGAGATCGGCAATAGCATCAGGAACATAAACGAACTCATTGGTATTTACAACCACTACCTTAGACTCATCAGAGACTCCACAGGGGTCAACGAGGCTATGGATGCAAGCTCTCCAAAAGGGGAAGCTTTGGTTGGAGTTCGTGAGCAGGCTATTGCTGCTGGAAACAATGCCATCTACGACATCACTAACGCTTCTATGGTTCTATTCAAGAAGGTGTGTGAGGATGTGGTTAGATGTCTTCAGATCTTGCCTGTCGATTCTGCGATCATG